GATGATGAATTTGAAGACGATTGGGATTCAGAAGCCGATTGGAAGATTTAACAACAATCAAGATCGGAGGAAACCATGCATTACGTAGTCTCATGCGTACGTTGGAGTGATAGCGAAATGCTAATGTGTGAAGTGCAGGCTGTTAACAAAGTGACTGCTTTAATTGCTGGCGTATCGTCGTTATTTCCTAACTGCGGCGAATTTTCTGATTGGCTAGACTCATTAGCTGATAGCTTCGCCTACCTTAATGAAAAGGAACAGCTAGAGCATATTTTGTGTAGTCTATTCGATTCCGACATTCTAGCGGGGGCCCTCAAGATTGACTAGGGGAATGTAATGCATCGCGTCTACACTTTCATTGGAAGATATCGCTACTACTGGTCCGGTTCCAAGTGGACATTAGCACGATGGCAAGCAAAAGCATTTACTCTTGATAAGGCAGTATCCACCGCAAAAGCATTTAATGCTGAATACGAAGAAATTTACAGCAATACCGCGTACAGAAAGGGAAGACGATGACGAATAGACTGCCTAATGAGCCCGCATTAGCAAAACGGATATACGACGCACAGAAGAAAATATGGATTGCGTATGTCGTGTGTGCATGTTGCGAGCATAGTATGATTAAACACGAATGTGCCAATCTTAACGAAGCGATGGATGAATGTAGGTTGCTTGATGCATGGCCAATCTGTTTCGCCTGTTCCCAGAAAATTTATCCTTGACAAACGCTAATTGTGTGTTATACTTGAGTAGCTTTGAAACATTCAACTGGTTTTTGAACGAAGGGAGAATTTGAAATGGCGAAGAGTGAAGTGAAGGCGTGCTTGGTCGATCCTAGCCAACCGGCCGTTTGCCGTGGCTTGAGCCAAAACGCCTACCAGTATTGCCTTGCCCGCGTAAAGAAGGGTGAAGTGACCTGGGAACAGCTTGAAGAGGCTGGTTTGGCTGCCCCTCCGACTCGGAAGGCTTCCGTCAACCCAATGGCTGCAAGGTATGCCGCAGCGTTCGATGGGCCGGGCCAGTCCGCGCACGACGACGGCGGGCTGCCCTGGCAGCAAGAAGCGTAAGCGTTTGAGCCCCTTGCGGGGCTCTCTGTTGATGGGCTAGTGTAACACTTAGCCCGTCAACAGAGATTCCCGCAATGCATCAGGTGTAGACGATAAGTATCGTTCGTAGGTCGCGGACCGAAGCACCGAGAAGAGGATTCATAGCCCCGTCAACATTCGCATAGACCATTTATTGAATGTTGGCGGGGTGTTTTTATGGCATTAAAGAAAAACCAAATGTATGAATATCTGCGTGATAACGAATAAAAAAAGGCCCTATGGTGGAAATGGTAGACACACGGGAATTAAAATCCCGCGAACAATGTTCGTGTAGGTTCGAGTCCTACTGGGGCCACTGGATGGTAGCTCATATGTCCCATTACTGGAGAGAATCGCAATGAATCAAGGTGCAGTCAAGGAAGAAATGCAGGTCATCGAACACGTTAACCCACCGTGGGGGGCGAATGGTATCAGGTTTTCAGCAAACTTCAAAGGAGTTATCGGGCGAGGAAAAACAGAAGAGGAAGCGATTGCACATTTACTTTATCTCATAAACCAGAATTCAGAACTAACGAAGGAATTAAACAATGCCGTTACGAAAGCTAGTCGATGAAATTTTCAGTATTGCTAAGCAAATCGAAGAACGTGGCGGAATTAGTTCGGCAGCCTCGTTGCGTAGGGGTGCTAAGGTATTTGAATTGAAACATGACGAAGTCATGCTTGCAAGATGTCTTGAGACTGCCAAGATAAGGCTTGCTGCAATCAGAGAGACAAATGAAGGTTGAAAATCAACAGGATGGTACTTACGAGATAGTCGGTGTCCCTGGCTATCCACCTGGGTGCGGACCATACCGCACCCAGGCCGACGCAAGGGAAGACTTGCGAGGGATGAAAGCTTTCTTCAAAAACAATAACGACCCTATTTTTTCGCTTGGTGATTCAAGCGGGAGGGAGTGGATTATGCAAACGCATGATACAATTTCCGAGATTCTTGCTGACGTACATTCTTATGCATCCGAAGCACTTGATTGCGTCAATGGATTAGTGACTACTGGAGAAGCAAGCGATTCTAAGACTAACGTCATGGCTTGCGAGACTCTTTTGAAGGCTTGTAGGACGCACACTGAATTAAAAGAGGGTCACAATACGCTGGTCATGGGTAAGAAAGCGTGCGAAGAAATGATGGCCAGATCGAAACGAGCTTTAGAAAACGGTGGAAATGAAATGTCCATTGCTCTGCAAGAACATGCGCTGAGATTGGCAAAACCCATTGCCAAGTTGATGTCGCTTCAGAAGAGTGGAATCAATCTCGATATGGAAGATAAAGATGAGTAGATTTTATTCAAACGCTAGTAAGACTTTGCAAGGTGTGAATTTTCAATGGATGAATGATATTGAAGAAATAAAAACTGCTACCAAGAGAACGCAAGCAGCTACAAAATCAATACAATCATGCGGATATACACCACATGTAGCTAAGTTTCTAGCTGGCATTTTGGTTCATTTATCGTTAGATAATAAGCAGCGGCAAACCGAGGTCATGAATCTGTTTTCTAGAATTTTGGACGGAAGGAATAAATGAAAGCTATAATCTATACTCGTTTTTCACCCAGACCAGATAGTCAAGATTGCGATTCTTGCGAAAAGCAAGAAGAACGATGCCGGGCGTACTGCGAACGGAAGGGATATCACATAGAAGGAATCCAATCCGATCCTGATACAAGTGGCGGGCATCTTGAGAGACCTGGCTTAAAGGAGGCGATTCAGCAACTCATGGGCATAGACGGCGACTGTGTCCTAGTCGCTGATGCATCGGATCGACTAGCCCGCGACATGCTGGTCAGCCTGACCATCCGGTATCAAGTTGAGAAGGCCGGCGGGAGAATCGAATACGCAAACGGAACCCCTGTCACCGAGACCCCAGAAGGGCGGCTGCTCTCAGACATCCTTGCTGCCTTCGCCTCCTACGAACGCGATCGCATTCGACACGCCACAAGCCGAGGGATGAAGCGACGGCAGGCTAATGGAGAATGGTTTGGAAAGCCGGGAGTCGGTTTCATGCGTGATCCAGAGAATAGCAAAAAATTGATTGAATGTCCTGATGAGCAAGAAGCAATTGCAGCGATACAAACATTACGCAATGCTGGGTGCTATTCCTCGGAAGAGATTGCAAAGCGCATTACTGAGGGATTCGGAAAGATTCGCGGAAAGCCTTGGAGTGCAAGAACGGTACGTAAAATCATTGCAAAACATAAGGAGATAAGAGGACAGTGTTTATTGCTATAAATTCGTAATGGTGCAGTATTGGCGTGCAAAAGGTATGCCACCAAAATGGGAATCAAACTTGGATAGTCATTCTCCTGATTGCTGAAATACCTCCCACGCTTCGTATGCCTTTGACATACCGATACCCCATTGCTTGCCATGTACGCCCAGCTTGTCAAATTCTATGACATGCCCCCACTCGTGTATTAGTATATCAATCTGTTCAGAGATTGGTTTATCTTTATTGACACACACGATGATGGTACCACTATCGGATAATGTAGTGCTGCCATCATCGTTCATTTTTACGCGACGCACTATGACCCTTCGCCTTATTGGAACATGAATGCGAAGGAATGCTAGGAAAGAATTGAAGCGTTTCATGGTACTACCTCGTCTTACTCCAATCAAAAAAGCACCAGCGGTCCATTGGGTGAACGTCGTATCCGCTACTGATTGCTCGTAAGTAAGCAAATATTTCGCTTAAATTATCGAAAACCATTTGATGTGGTATCATACCTAGTATCCAAAACGGAGTTTTCTTTTTCCCACCTTCGATTGTTACAAGAATTGGTTTCTTTTGCCGATTGGCGTTTGCAATCTCTTCGTGTGTTCCGAATGTGGGTACTTCGGGATCAATCCGAACGATAAGAAAGTCAGCAATGTCAGTCATTCTTAAATCGACGCATCTAATGGGATGCATTATCTTCTCAACTCCATCGTAATCACCCATGGCACGTAATTGCTTGAGAAGCTTAAATGTTTCAGGCGTCTCGATTGCCTTAGTGGTTGGCTTACATGTTGGGTCAAGCCAACAAATTTTCAAGTCTGATAGACTGTGCTTAACGAGACCCCTCCATGTAGTTGGTGTACTATCATTCTCTATTGCTCCAGATAAGTAACAGCGAGTGTCTTTGAGTCTATTCATTTTACGCCTTCCTTTGATCGGAAACTTCTTCTTGCATTTCCTGCAATAGATTTGGCGCTTCTCGTAATTGTAATTCCAATTCGGCTAAGGCATTCCATGCCTTCTGTGCATCGTGCATCAGGCCACTTTCCGCGTCAAGGTATCCGTCCATCGGCAGGGCATGTCGCATCTCTGCTGCAAGATACCTCCTGGGGCCGTCAGGTACATCCTCCCAGCCCTTTTCGGTATACTTATTGGCTCCGTACATGGCGACTAGGCATACCGCTCTAAGTGCCCTAGGGAATTGACAAAGGTACGTCAAGTCAGGCTTGTTAGCATCCATTTTAGCACCAGGCTCATGCTGATCCAATCCATTAGGGTCTATTTCGGATTGTTTTTGCGCCGTCGCGCACCAGCATGTGGTACAGTAATTAGTATTTTTGTATCTAGTGAGGCCCCCAAGGCCAAAAGGCAATCCACAAATCGAACAATAATATTGATCTAAAGGATTTTCAAAATCTCTCCAGTATCCCATTATTATCCTTTCTTAAATCTAGACTTATGATACTTCTCCTTCGGGCCACAAGGCATAATTTCATGATATGGCACTCCGTCTAAAATTACAGCAGCAGATAGAATTGGCCTTTCTTTAATATGTTTCCCATAAGCAAATTGATATGCGTCAATGTCGATTCCGCATCCTGTATCAACTGAGAATATACGTCTCATTGGATTGGCGCGCCATTTAACTCCTGCTCGACTATGACAATGCCCCATTACTACAGGCATTAACATCTTGCTAGCGACATTCCAGGCTGGATGTATTCCACTCTGGCCGGCACCGTGGAAATAATATACTTCGTCTACGATATGCTCATATTTCCAATCCCATCCTGGTGTATCCCAAACTTCTTTATAATCTCGAATATATCTATTTGGTATACCAGCCGATTCAGCAATCCGAAATGACCTATCGTCGTGATTGCCTATGCACACCATTGCTTTTGAAAAAGCTTTTGTCCATTTACTAATTTTCTTTTTAGCAAGAAGATACTCATCTTCTGCGCCTGGACAATGCGGATTTTTATTGTAAAAACTAATTGCTTGATTGTCTAATATATCTCCAATAAGCACAACAGTGTCACAGCCCCATTCATATTGCAAATCCTTACAAAATTGCAAATAGCCTGGGTGCGCGACAGGCTCATGGATGTCGCCTACTGCTAATACTTTTGTCATGATACTATCTCCTCACAATAAAATGCAGTATATGGACCACGAGCAATATACTTAAATCGCCTAATATCAGTTTTCATATCCGATATTCGATCATCTAAGTACAGCATATAATTGTAATCTTTTTGTAATGGTAAATCAATACATGGCGGAAGTTCATCTATGCTCCATCCGAAATCCATTTCCCGCCTGCATCCGCATCTAGTTGTCAAAATTACTTTCATTTTTCACTCCAATATGGTAATTCTTAGTTCTACTCTCGGGATTTGCTTATCAATACGAAATTCAGGATTTTCTCGTATCATGTATTCTGGACTATCATCTTTAATTAACCCAGAGTCTACAATACCATCATACGCTGATTTTAACGATCCTACGGCGTTATCTTCATCCCTTCTTCTGTTTACTTTGTGAAAAAATATTGGCTTGATTGATACTTTATTGAAACTACCTAAAACTAAAGTTACTATTGCATGTCGCACAAATTCTCTCTGTTTCTTGGCAGCCTTTGATTTTGCAATTCGTCCACCAAGGCTCCCAGTCATCCAATTAGGAGACAGATACTTGGATGGCAACGGAATGACGACAACAAAAAAAGAATTAGACATCCTCAATCTCCTCGTCTGGATACGGATAATATTCCGGCAACCAATAAAATCCCGTTTTCTTTCCTCTTCCCCCAGTCTGAACTAATCTGTGTATTAATTCTCTTCCTGCAAGTAAATCGTCAATATAATCATTTCTTTCTCTTTTACTATATCCTCTAGTATTCTGTGTTAATATCCATTTTTGACATCCTGCTGCTTTAGTCTTACCAACAATGGATAGGAGTTTTAATTTCTTACTTTCGATCGGTGACGATGAAATCTCTCCGGCTACATTGTCAATAAAGTCATTAACTATATACTTCACAAGTCTACACGAATAATCTGCTATGCTTCCCGTGATTTCTGGGGTATCAAATGAATCACCAGCCGCTACAATCAATGCTATTTTTCTAGCATTCTCTTCACATCGCTTCCATAAGATTGACGTATTGGAATTTTCCGCTGCCATTTTGGCGCAATAATTATCAAAATCTATGAAAATTTTATTAGCCGCTTCATTAGTAGGAATTAAGATTTGATTAGGCGGTCTTGATTCCATTCCGCAAGCCATACCACCATGCACGTAACCATCAATATCCCCTTCGTGTTGTGGCGAATCAATAATTCTCGTATACCATTTATATACGTCACGTACCACATCTTTTGGAAAATCAAGTCTCCTATAATCTCTATTCTTGGGCGGATCGTTTGTAGAATTAAATATCAAACATCTGGAGAGCCAACCATTTTCTACTTCCGTTTGACTGACACCCTCCAGAAACGATCTCGGGGTGGACGTTCCCCATAAGCAACAGCACGGCTGTAGAATTGTACGCTGCTTGACAGTATCGGCAAACACTCTGCCTTTATATAAATCGCCAGCGGACGAATATAATTTCAATAATGTTGAAATAATTTTTGCATTGTACGGATTCGCATGATACTTTAACGCTTTGAATAAATAACCAATTTCGTCACATAAGAATAAACTAACTGGAGATTGATGAAGTCTACTTTCTAGTCCTGAATCACTAGCAATATCATCCCCGGCGAGTAATTCTGAACACCCAGACTCAAGCATTAAACGTCGTATCTGCTTTGGTGCATGATTTTTGCCGTATCCAGAATTGGCTACTCCCATACAATATAAATTAGTCCTAGTCTCGTATGAATCTTTTACCTTCCTGCCAAATAATGCACCGAGAAATGTAAGCGCACAACCAAGAGCAAGAAAGGGTTGTGGCTTCAAATCCGACGCATTTATATGCGAACAAATTCTTCCAAGCAATCCAATCGGCCTCGTTAAATATTGCAATTCTTTTCTATTATCGCTGTCGTAACCAATGTCATCATTCTGTGTCTCTACCGATACTGGTGCCGGTGGAGCACCCAGGATACCTGAATTATCTATTATAGCTTGAATATCATCATCTGTAACTGTAGAAGTTATTGTAAGATATGTATCATCTTCCAGTAACCATCCAATTGGTTTCTGCGGGGTAAGCTTCCTTGCTTCGCTTATCTTCCTGACGAAATCTTTATAGTCTTTACTTTCTGATAATTCCCAAGGAGGATCACATCTTGGGTTATATTCTGTCCTTAACAGTTCAAACGCTTGCGACTCTGATAATCTAAATCCATGCACTAATGCTACCGCTGCCCATAAAAGCTTATTATGCCCACCTGCTCCTTGGACGGCCGGGTCACACACAGCTAAGTAGGCCGCCGCCCGCCGCTGTACGTCCTTGGTTGCCTCTAGGTTAGGCGGCTGGAACGCAATCGGCTTTGGAGTCGTGCCGCCGGAATGACTACCAGGACGGCCCCAAGGAGGCGCAGAAGCTAGCGATTCAACTTCTTTTATCCACTCTGGGAATGCAACTAACGCATACCCAAATGGATTAAGGTTTTCTTTCCATTGATATGCAGAACCGTTCGGATGGATTGATGGAGCAAGTAATATATAATATCCATTGGTTCGTATATCTATTCCTGGAAAGCGCTTACTGTTCTCGTTCTTTACACCCTTGTCGTATTGGTATATTAGATGCATCCCACCCGATGGCGTAACTTGTGCTATTGTCTCCGGCAGAATATGCCCAGCTTGAACTAGCTTTTCTACGGTCTGCCATCCGTCAATTTTATCATTCTTATCTATATCTATAACACATATACCACTAGCTACTCCGCAAGCTACTGCAATATTTGCGTCTGGATTTTCTGTCCACCATTTGGTAATTTGCTTTTTGTTTATTGTCGCATCTTTTACTCCATGTTGAGTTATTGGTGTCTTCTTTTTGAATCCACATGGAAATACGTGCCACCCTAGATCAGCATAGACTAGGGCAGCATCCAGCATTGTGCCCATTATTATGCCTTAACTTTCACCATGGATTTGCCAGGTGTAATAGCAGCTATCTTTGCAATCTCTACATCATCAGGATGCACAAGTATAATTGGACCATTTATTGTTGTTTTACATTGATATAACCAAATATATTTAGAAACTTTCAGATATGGTGGAGCCATATAATCGGATATATTACAAATATATTTACCGAGAGCACGCTTAGCAACACCGACAACAATTAAATAACCAACACGATCGCAATAAAAAAGCCTTTTATTAGTTCCCTGATATGCAATAGTGCAGATTCTTTTGGCTGTGATAGTATCGCCAATGCATAATCCTAATGGATTAAAATAAGTTTTTGTTCGAGTTTTATTCATGTTATGCTTTCATGTTATATCCTGTAATTTTAGTGTACTTTCCTTCCCTGACGACTGTAACAGTTTCAGTCTTATCGAGAATGGCTAATCGCAATATGAGCATTGATAATGCATAGTCTACCCTACGTCCAACTGGTGGTAATTTTTTAAGTGATTTATCACCAAAGATTCTCGCCCACCACATTCTCGCCTTCTGTTCAGCAAATCCGCTATGGTCAAGACATATCCATTCTCTGAATGTTTCTAATCCACAACGATATTGTACTAATAACGAATCTGGAGAACCATCCTTTTTGTGCCTACTTACGTACACATCGTCAACCTTGTAAATAGATAGTTCAGTTGAAAGAATTGATTTACTCGATGGCTTATCTCCATGCATTTTACGTTCGCGTTCCTTCTGTTCAAGCTTCTCCATTTCTTGCTTTGGTATTATCCATCCACATATTGGACATTTTTTAACTGCCTTTGAGAAAGATTCTCTACATCGTCCACAAACGGCCATAACTGTTCCACCAGCGTCGAGGGTATCAATAGGTCCGTGTTCGTCAATACATCCCGCAAAATCAAGTATGAGGCAATCACGCTTGTTATCGTGCATCCGTAAGCCACGTCCACAAGCTTGCGAAAATAATCCTTTCGATAACGTGGGGCGTAACAACACGATACAATCTGTGCAGGTTGCATTAAATCCTTCTGTATAGACATTGACATTACATACCGCGTGAAGTTTTCCATTTTTGAAATCTCCTGCTATTTGCTGTCTAGTGTATGCATCTGTTTTACTTGTTACTACGGGACTAAATATCCCAATTCTCCCAAGCTCTCTACTAACACTTTTGCAATGCTCAATATCGACGCAAAAGAAAATCGCTGATTTTCTGCATTCGGAAATGATAATACTAACGGCTTCTCGTACTGCCGAACGTACAATATCAGTTCGGTTAACTACTTCAGACAGCGAATTTGTAATGTAGTCTCCATTATGATTCCTCTTTACTTCGCTAGTATCTGGCGTAATTGTTCCTACTTTAGAGCGTAGATTACATAAATATCCTTGTTCAATTAACTCTCTCACTCCTACTTCGTAGCATATTTCGTTTAGTAAATGATCTCTATGGCAGATAGGTCCGCACCCCATGCGAAAAGGAGTCGCCGTCCATCCGATAACTCGTAGATTCTTATTGAATCTTCTCGATTCTTGAAGAAATGTAAGGTATTTGCCTTCGCCTTTCGGTGGTATACGATGTGCTTCATCAACCATAATAACATCAAAAGGTTCAAAATCGCCTGCACGACGATAAATAGAATCAATGGAAGCAAATAGTATGTCTGCATCATAGTCCCTTCTTTTTAATGCTGCACAAAAAATTCCTACTTCATTAGATAATGAAAAATCATTTCCATAATATATCCTACAGAATTCATCATAATTTTGTTCAACAAGCTCCCTGCGATGTGCAATAATTGCACATCTAAATTCTGGATAACCATCCCTCCAACGCTTAATGGCTGAAGCAATCATAATTGATTTGCCAGAGCCGGTTGGCAATACACAGCAGGGATTATTATTTTTAGTTGCTAGATGTTTATCAAGGGCAAGCAGGGCGTCTTGCTGATACTGGCGAAGTTTTATCATTAATTTATTTCTTTTCCCTAATTTCTGCTTTCCTCTCTACAATATCTGCTGTGATGATACGTCCGCCAACATATTCTGCTATGCTATATGTTGCAGTATTCAGTTTTCTCAATGGAATACAATCGCTTAATTCATCTTTATATTTATCTCTCCAAGCTGCCTCAATTGCGGTCTTACTTAATCTGCCACTCCAGACTTCTACGGAATCTAGGTAGTCTCTGATAATATCATCTGGATTGCCAACTTCAGCATCAAATGTTTCTTTGGCCTTGTTAATCATTCCATTAGAAAGCAGCGGAATTGGCAGTTTCATAAGCTCTTCAGTCTTAAACATTCCACTCGCTTTGCCATGAGTCCATTGGCCAAATTCTTCATTTGAAAATTGTATGTACTCATTTCCGTCTTGATCTGCCCCCGAATCCGTTGGTTCATGTGTAGCCAATAATCCAGGCAATATTAAATGATCGTCGCAGGCTTTTAATTGATCCTCCATTGATAGGCCACGGCCATGCTTTTCGCAAATCCATTCTCCATTCTCGCCATCCATTATAGGGGTAGCGTGGCAACATTGCCGACAAGATTTGAACGGAATTGGCAGTGCGGCAATTGGGTCTTTAGTTCCAAAACATAGCTGAGTAGTAGAGCACATATGCTTACAAATATAATAATCTGGTTTCTCAGATATCCTAGCTGGAGGTTGCATTGATGTAATGACATCACGTGCTCTATTGAGCATTACTTCCGCTTCCGATTTATTGTAGTTGATGCGTTCCTTGTACAGCGTATCATCGTTCTTGTTGGCCGCAATATATAGCGCTCGTTCCATGCCAGTAAGATGCATATACACCATCATTTGGCAGTAATGTTTTGGGAATCCCTTCTTCATTCCCTCGCGTACAAGCTTCTTGAAATTCTTGTCATTGTGTGATTTGCATTCAAGGACATGCCATGTCTTGGGGGCTTCTGGCAATCCAGAAAGGCACCCGTCGAGATAGCCAGAAACATGTCCACCACATGCAGACACGTGAAATTGCTGGCCAGCCTCATCTTTCGTAATTACTTTGCAGCCAATTCGTTGAAGATCGGCTATAAGCCTCTCCTCCTCAATGTCTCCAGTCTCGAATAGTCTACGCATTCGACCATTAAAAGACTCTTTCGCACAATGTCTGAATAGATACCAAAGGTATCTCGGACAAGAATGCCCCAAGACCGAAGCACCGATGCTTCTGGTTGGGCGATCTTCATTTTTCTTTTCGTAAGATTCATATATCTTACTTACTGTTACGTCTTGCTGAATGGAGTCGATATCACCCATCTATTATTACCTTCCAGTGTACATATTACTAGACAGAATATGTCCTATGGTTAATTAGATCGCTGCTCACTACCGCTGCCAAGGCATCTTTCGCTCTTGGCTTCCTTCGCTGGGCTTTTCTTCAGTCTGCGGTTGTTGCGCAGGTGCAGCGACCAGTTCGCCACTAACAGCAGAATAAGTGCGAATCTTGTTTCGATCATCCTTAACCTTTACGTGAGCAATCATAACTCCGTCTTGGAGTTGTGCAGTATCCTTGCACCGTTCGATATGAAGTGCCTTACAAATAGCACTCAATGTACGCTTGGCAATTTCCACAGTTTGCGTACTTGGATTGTCTATGTTGAGGTTATCGAATAAGTGCATTCCTTTATGTTCGCCCTCGATAACCTTCATATTCAATTTAATATAATGCCCCGTTCCGCTTCTCGTTTGTTGAACACTAGCTTCATCAACTTGAACCTTATACTTCCCAGGTGGAATGACGGCAAAGTCAGTAGTCGGCTCATACTCGTTGTGATCAAAGTCATTTCCGAAAATTTCGCTAATGTCGCTCATCGTACTCCCCCTTCACTCTTGATTACTTGTTCGATTGTCTGTTGATATACATTCCAATCTAATGGCAACTCATATGGTAGTCGTCCAAAAACGCCACGCCCACCACCTGGGTGGCTCGGAGTCTTGTGAGTGTACAAGAACCTCTTATTGTCCCCAACGTCTACGCCTCTTCCGATCTTCTTATCAAAGCCAACGTCTTCCTTTTTTGCTACGACTTTAGTATTACAAAAAAGAATTGCATCAGCCCAACGATATAATAAGCCAGAAGCCCACTTATGTACTGAGAATTGGTATTGGTCATATGACGCACTCGTGGTGGGATCATCAAATCTTTTCACATCAATATGTCCTATGATAATCGACGCCATATTCTTCTTGCTTCTAAGTAAATCAAGACATTCAGTTATTTGTGTCCACTCTTTTAGTGCTTCGCTATACCCCTTCTGGTATCCGCCCATAACTTTTTCGATTGACTTTTCGTTATGCCTCTTACAAACATTCTCCCAAATTAATGGCTCAAGAGCACTGGCGGAATCAAGCACTACAGTTTCGTACTTATGTTCTTGTTCATACAATGATCTCAAGCAATTCATAACGTCATCGAAAGAAGACGGTACGGGATCGTCCCATTTATAGCAATCCAAGTCATCGGTCCCTTCCTCTCCTTTAACTGGAATTAATGCCGGACTGTTGGACGATGCAGCAAAAGTACTCTTGCCAATCTTCTCAACTCCGAGAAGGATGATTCTCGGAGCACGCATTCTCTTGCCCTTGCTTAATGAATTAAGATCGAATGCCATTATTTATTGCCTCTCCTAATTTTTCAATTGCACCTGCCATACGATGAATAGCATTGGATGTTTTCTTGTTTAATTTTACATATTCATCTCTTGATTTATCTTGTGCCTCAAGGAATGCCTGCCTCTCTTTCGGCAGGTGCTGCGACAAGATATACCAAAACGCCCAGCCAAGAATAGCCAAGGCACCACCTTGAGTTATGACAACAGTAAATGGGCTAGGGGAGACCGACCCTGCCGCGAATAAGGAAACAGATGTAATTATTGCATAAGTGAAGATTCTCATTACATGCATCCTAAAATACAAGCAAAAACAGTCTCTATATCATTTGTACGAAATAGCTCAGTGCTGCCACGTTGCGAAACAACATAGAATGGAATTGATTTTACATTATATAATCTAACCATCGTAGGATTGTCATCTACATTAATGATCCTAACATCTGCGATAGTTTTTAGTTGCTTAATCCTATCGTTATC